TGGGGCCGCGTCCGTGACGAGACGTTCACGAAGCCCGCCACCGCCAAGAGCAAGGCGTTCACGCAGACGTACCAGGTGCTGGACCTCGATCGGATCAAGGGGCCGGAGTTCATCCTGCCGGCACAGGAGGACGTCGGACCCGAGCCGCCTGACGATGTATCGCTGCCCTTCGACTTCGAGGTGCCAGCGTGACGCAAACGCAGACCCTCATCCGCTTCCTCCGTGACAACCCCGGTGCCACGTCGCTCGAGATCACCCTGGCTACAAGCCTTGTGAACGTCACGGGCCGAGTGTCGGACGCGCGGGCAGCGGGCATCGTCATCGAATGCCGGAAGCGGACGGACTCGCGCAAGGGCTACTGGATCGTGGAGAAAGACCAGATGGAACTGGCGCTGGCATGATCCGCCGCAAGCCGCGCCGCGATCCCGTGACGCCCGAGATGCGAGCAGCGGTGCTCGCCCGTGACGGGTACTGCTGCGTTGCTCCCCGTCTCGGCGGCTCGTTCATGGACTGCGCCGGCCGCGCAACCTTGGATCACGTCCGCGACGAGCCGATGATGGGCAAGCGAGCACCCTCCGACGCGGCCCATCTCGTGACCCTCTGCGAGTACCACCACCTGTGGAGTTCGTGGGCCACATCCCATAGGCGCGAACTTCGGGCTTACCTTCGCTCCGTCAACGACGAGGACGTCCAGGTTGACCCGTACCCTGCGAGCCTGCTGTGAGGGAGACGTGGGGTCCGTCGAAGGAAGCGGCGGTCCGTCTCAGGAGCGGCGGGCGATGGCATCGTCTCCGGTCCGAGCGTGCTGCCGGTGGCGTTGACGGCATACCCGACATCCGCTCGTGGGTCCAGTGTGGCGCTCGTATCCGCCGCGCCGATGAGGTGTCCCGATGGGGCCGCCCTGACGGGAACCTATGCCGGAAGTGCTGGCGATGACCTACGACTGCATGTCAGCGGACGAGCTGGCCGGCTGGCTCGAGGCTGCGGCCCGCGTCCGTCGCGGAGCCATCCGTCCATGTGCCGACTGCCCCGCATCCTATGCCGCAGCCATGCAGGCCGAGGGTCTATGCTGCGCCCGCCCTACGCCCGGAGGGGGACGCCTCCCGAATGACGGACGAGGCCGCCTCTATGGGCGTAAGATATGAGTGCAGCGTGGCGCACAGGCGTCGGTCCCAAGCCTCCGCCGCGTCACGTTGCACTCATAGAGGCTTGGGATGTCAGATGATCGTAAGCGCCCGTTCGCGCGGTTCTTCTACGACGACTTTCTGCGGGAGTACCCGCACGTCTACGCCGACGATGCGGCGTTTGCGACCTGGATGCGACTCCTCGTGGTAGCGGAGAAGGCGTGGCCGCTGACCCCTGAGCTGCCCCGGTCGGCCCGCAGCAAGCCCGTGCAGACGCTCGTGGATGCTGGGCTAGTCGCAATCGGTCCCGACTATACGTACGCACTGCGAGGGCATGATGCCGAGCGGACCCGCCGCAATGCGGCCGGTAATGCTGGCGCACATGCGAGGTGGAATGCGAACGCACATGCGATCGCATCACCGAACGCAATGCTAGTAAGAGAACGAGAAGAGAAAGAGACTACCCCTCCCCCACAAGTGGGGCGACGAGCGAACGGGACGAACCCACGGGCTACCGGGACGAACCCTCGAGCAGCCGGCACGTCTCCACGACAGGAGCGCGAGGCGCAGAAGCGCGGACCATCCGCTCTCCACGAGATCCTGTCCAGCATTCAGAAGGGGCCAGCATGATTGACCTGGACTACCTCTACGCCCATCACGCCGAGGAGGAGGGATGACGGACTACCACATCTTTCGACCGAAGCGAGCGTGGGTACCTGAGTGGCTGTGGCGTATCGTCAAGCACGTCGCGCTGTGGGAGCCGTTTACGACCCTGTTCACTGAACCACCAGACGAGGGGGATTGGGGCAAGTGAGCGACATCTACCCAAAAATGTGGACCCTGGTTTGGCTAGAGCCGAATGGTACGCATCGTGAGGATCACCATTGGGGGACAGTCTCCATCGATGGGCAAATGCTCCGACTCGTCCGCTATTCCGGTGATATCCCACCGACGCCTTACCCGAGTACGCGGTTTGTCCCATTGGTACGAGTGATTGAGTGGCGCACTGATGAACGCTGACCTGGACTACCTCTACGCCCATCACGCCGAGAAGTACCGGGCCATCGTGGCCGATCCACCGTGGCGGTATCAGCGGGACTCGGGGCTAGGCTCTAACCGTGCAGCCGCTGACAACTATCCGACGATGAGCAACGCCGAGATCGCGTCGCTCCCGGTCGCGGGTATGGCCGCCGACTCGGCGCACCTATACCTTTGGGTCACTAATCCTCGCCTGTTCAAAGAGGACACGGACGACTGCGGCCCGCAGGACATTCTCACGGCGTGGGGTTTCCGCTACGTCACGATGTTGACGTGGCACAAGCTCGGAGCACCGGGCATGGGCTGGTACTTCCGGGGCGATACCGAGCACGTCCTGTTCGGAGTCCGTGGCTCGGCTCCGATCCCGCCCGAGTTGCGGGTAAGCAATCACTTCGCCGCCGCTCGTCACGAGCACTCGGCCAAACCCGACCGCTTCTATGAACTAGTAGAGCGGGTCAGCCCTGCCCCACGGCTGGAACTGTTCGCCCGCCGCCGCCGCTACGGCTGGGACGTTCTAGGTAACGAGGCACCCGAAGCAGCCGTGTCGCAGGCTGTCCTGGAGCTAGTGCCATGAACGCTGACCTACAGCAGCTCTACGCCCATCACGCCGTGGGCCTCTGCCCCGAGGAACGGTGCGTGGCCGCTCGGGCCAACCTCGCCTCCCGCCTCCTCGTCTCGGAGGCCGAACTGGCGACGGCGCTGCGGGCCACCGACCCGTGGCAGGAGTTCTACATCGGGGCCAGCAAGACCACAGCCGGGACGTTTGCCGCCGCCATCTTCGCCGCCCTCGTGGCCGCACAGGAGAAGGGGACTTGACACCTGTGTTACACTTGCATTATGCAAGAGTAACAGAAGGAGTGGACATGGCAGAGGTAAGACTCTCGTGCTCGGGCTGCGACAAGCATCTGACCATCGAGGTTGAGGACGATCATGGTCCGTGGTCGGAGCAGGATGAGGCCGCACTGATGGCGACGGCCGAACGCGAGGGCTGGGAAGCCCGCATCGAGTGGGGCGACAGCGCATACGTCTATTGCCCCATCCATCGTGGCGGCGTGCCCGTGACGGCGGAACCCGGATCGCTCGCCGGGAGGTTGCTGGGCCTGTGACCCGACGCTGCGTGATCTGTGGCCGGTCGCTCCCGGAGAGGTCCAGGAGTGACCGCCGCACCTGTTCGGCTCGTTGCCGTGTCGCGCTGTCGCGGCAGTTGCGGGCCGCACAGGAGAAGGGAGCGGACGGGATCGTGAGGCACGTTATTGAGTCCGTCAACGCCAACACGTTCAACGCCGGTTGGCTCGACTACATCCTCGGTCTGCCCCGGCCGGACGCTGACCCGATCCGTGCCGATGGCTGGGACACCGGCAGGGAGACGCCCTCGCTGGAGAGCGTTCGCTATGTCTTCGAGGCCCAGCAGCGCCTCGATGCGCCGCAGTACACGGTCTCCGTCGATGCACAGGAGAAGGGAGAGACGGGATCATGATGTGCCCCGGTTGCGGCCGTGTCGGTATCCCCTATCGCGATCAGCGGGGCGGTTGGCACTGGCCGAGCATCCACCGACGGGCCGCACAGGAGAAGGGAGAGACGGGATCGTGAGCGACATTACGATTGGGATGGGTGGGACCGCTGACACCCCCGACCCCCGCCCGGTCAAGTACGGCGATGCGGTCGGCGAGGTCTGCCCGACCTGTCGGCAGTTGGTCGTGGCCGACCCCCGCCCGGTGTCACCGCCCTCGGAGTTGACGGCGGAGGATCGAGTCGTGCTGCGAATGCGCGAAGCGGTCATGTCGCCGGACCTGAAAGACGCCGTTCCGGGCTCGGTGCTAGAACATGTCTACGACAAGGTGATTTCGTGGCTCTTGACCGAAGCGGAGAACATCCGTAAGCGTGCCGCCCTCGCCGCCTCATCACCCGCCACGGCAGGGAGGGAGGAATGACCCGCTTCCGATGGTGGCTGGCTCGCCAGTTCGCGCCAGTGCCGATCATCACGGACCCATTCCCCGACGAAGGTGGCGTCGTGGTGATGTACAGCTCGCCACGCGGCGAGGCGTATCGGCTGACGTGGGTCATCCAGGCCGACACCTTCCGCATGAGGACGAGCAACCGCCTGCAATCGCTCGACTACGGGAAAGATGACTACAGCTACCGGCCGAGCCGTGCGTTCACCCGGTTCGTCGGCACGGTTGGGTCCCCGTGACACCCTGTCAGACCCCATGAGTATCACGCTTTCGTACATCGACAAGCTGCAACGCCAGAACGCCGACGATCTGGCGTTCTACCCGCTGACGACGCTGGGCAAGGCGTTGGAGGAACGCCACGTCATAGCCTGCGAGGACAACGGCGACCCGGCCGGCTACCTTTGGTTCGGGGCCTTGCGCGGCGGGTACGACGTGACGATCTACCAAGCCTGTGTTGACTATGACTCGCGCCGCCGGCATCTCGGCTTCGGGATGGTGGCCGATCTCGCGGCGATGGGTCTCGCGGCGGGCTGCACGGGTATCCGGTTGAAGTGCGCCAGCTCGGCCGAGTCGAATGACTTCTGGATCGCCGCCGGGTTCCACTGCACCCGCGTTCAACCTGGCGGGATCAAGCGCGGCCGCGACCTGAACTGCTACCGGACGGACCTACAGCCCGGCCTGTTCGTCCTGCCGAGCGTCACGCCATCCGACCGGCCCATCGACCTGACGGCGTACAACGCACAGAAGCGCGAGGGTATCGTCATGCCGAGCCGGTTTAGCCGCACGCACTACAAAGAGCGGCCGGCGTGACACCCTGTCAGACCTTCATCGCCTACCGCCTCCCGGATGACCTCGGCCCCTGCTGGTCGTACATCCTGACGCAAGGCCAGATGTTCACGTTGGGCCTTGCCACGGCCTCGCTGGCAGGCTTCTTCGTCCTGGCAACCGCTTGGATCGTCCGAGAGGTGTGGTAGCGTGCGCTCGATGGCCCCATTGACGCCAACAGGGCTAGGCGGTAGCCCGTCATCGACGGGCGTGGGGCCGTCCCCTCTTGCCCGATGACGGCAACACCAAGCCGCCGTTTAACCGCGAGCGGGCTATCGGCGGGCTGTTCCTCATCGGCCTGGTCGGCATTCTCGCCCTCGTCGACGCGTTCCGGCCCGACTACCAGCTCGAGTCCTTCCCGCTGTTCCTCATCCTCGGCACCGGCGCCCTGCTGCTCGGCGTCGAGGGCATCCGGCGGATCGTAGGCTGATGGACTTCCGTACGGTGACGTCGCTGATCTGGGGGATCATGGTCCTGCTGCTGTACGGCTACGTTCTTGCGAAGCGCATCGCGGGATACCGGGTGCGCCGTGACCGACGCGCGAGGCGGGACTTCGCGGAGGCGGTTGCGTTGTTCATGGTCGCAGGGCCGGCGGCCGGGTCGATCTTCGCCTACCTGTACGTCACGGCTCCCAACGCCGCGTCTAGCATCCTCGGCGCCACCGCCCTCGGGGCGTTCGTGGGCCTTGGCATCATCATGGCGACCGAAGAAACTGCGAGGCACAACGGATGACCGGAGCATCGTGAATGCCGGACCTCGACCCCATCACCGGGCCGGCTCCGGCCACGCTGACGACCGCGCTGCTGGCCGAGCGACTGGCATCGGAGCGGGCGCTGCGCGAGCAGTCGCTCATGTACGAGCGGGAGCTGCGAGCCGAGGGCCGCGCCGCGAACCGGTTGATGCTCGAACAACTGGCCGACGCCCACACCGACGTCCACAGAGCCGAGTCGCAGGCACGGGACAAAGCCGCGGCGGCGGTGGACAAGCGGCTAGAGGGCATGAACGAGTTCCGCGATCAGCTCCGCCAGCAGGCGACGTCGTTCCTGACGATCAGCGTCTTCGAGACGTGGAAGGAGGAGGACCGGCGGGCGACCGACGAGATCCGGGCGCTCATCATCGAGCTCCAGAAGACCGACCTCGGCTCGTCGGCCCGGAGCCAAGGAATGGCTCGCGGTCAGGGCATGGTGGTCGCGGCCATCATCGGCTCGATCACCGTGGGCTCGCTCATCCTCGGGCTCGTCATCAGCATCGCCAACGCACTGACCCAGTGACGTGATGGACACCGCCGCGGTCGCCTCGGACTACTACCTGACCCGGTGGGCCACCCTCCGCGACCAGGCGCTGGAGCTGGCCGAGGAGGCCAAACAGGCGCCCGGCCCGCTCACGAAGCGGAAGCTCCGCAACCAAGCGGCGCTGTGCGACCAGTACGCGGTCATCTGCCACCACGCCGCATGGGCAGAGGCTAATGCCCAGCCGCCTCTAGAAGATGCGTCCGGTGCATAGCCCTGTATTGGCGTTGCCAGTCTCGATGGCACGCCCGGCATTGACGCTGGCCACGAGCCCGTCGAGTGTTGGCCTCGTCGAACGGATGGCCGCGCTTGCAGTGCGTCTTCATCGTCTCGGGATGCCGTTCGGGGTGCTCTCGGTAGCGACGGCGCTGCGCGTCCGCGATGGCTTGGATGTGCTCGGGCGTCTTCACTCGATGCGCGCGGCCCTTGGCAGCCATATCGGCCATGTTGTCGTCCGTCGTGCCGAGCCAGAGGTGGTCGGGTCGGACGCATGGCGGGTTATCGCAGCGGTGCAGGACAAAGAGGCCGTCAGGGATCGGGCCGTGCGTCAGTATCCAAGCCCAGCGGTGGGCGCGCGTCTCGCGGCGTCCATCCCTGCGGCGCTCGACGATCCCATACGTCTTGCGGTCCCGGTAGCCCGTCCAGATCCAGCAGTCACCCGACTTGTCCACGCGGGACCAGAACCGCTCGTCCATGCATCCATTCTACCATTCGCGTGGCGCGAGCTGCACCCGGACCCGACCGAATGATGCCTCGGTCCTCCCGCAGCATCCCAACGGGCAAGGGCTCGCGCGGCGGCTGGTCGCACACCTCCGCGTACTGGCGGGTGTGGCGGGCCGGGCACCCGGAGTATCGTGAGCGGGAGCGTAGGCGCCGTCTGCTGCTTCACGCAATTGACCGGCTGACACGGGTCATCGCGGGCGGCACCTACGCCCGGCCGCCGTCATGACCGCCGTCCTCGTCGCAGCGGTGGTCGTGTCCGGTGTCGCCTCATGGATGCCGGAGAGCTACGGCGACGACTACCTGGCGCTCCCGGACGGCCCCGGCCAGACGGTCACGATCTGCGCCAAGCGGTGCCTGACGATGACCTCGACCGACGCCGGCCCCGACAAGGCGATGCAACGCAAGGGCCGGGTAGCGGACATCGGCGTCAGGGCGTGGGAGCATATCTGCGGCCTGCCCCGCTCGGCCGGGCTGTGCCGTGTTACGGTGAGCTACGGAGGGCCTACCGTGACTCCGCCGCCGACTGACGCATCGTGGCGTCCGGTGCCGGGGCTGATCCCGTCGTGACGTTCGCGCCGCAGACCCTCCGCGATCTGGCCGCCTACTGGGTGGGCAAGAAGGGCGTCAACCTCGGCATCGTCGGCGATACGGCGCACATGCAGAAGGGCACGTCGTACCACCTCGGCAGGGACGACCTGACGCCGACCGCCTACAGCGTCCAGACCATCCGCGACCGGGCGGGCCTGAGCCTCGCCGCCAGTGCGATCGACCTCGGCAAGCTCGAGGGGAGCTTCACCAACCTCCGGGACTTCTCGGACTGGCTGGCCCGACGATGCGTCAACGGCGAGCCCGGCACGGCCGACATCCGGGAGGTTATCTACTCGCCGGACGGGAAGAAGGTGCTCGGCTTCAAGGACGGCATCGGGTTCCTCATCCCCGAGTATGGCGACCTGTCGCACCTGACCCACACGCACATCTCGTACTATCGGGACTCCGAGTTCCGCGACAAGATCGCCGTGTTCCGGCCCTACTTCGAGGAGGCTGACATGCCCGCCCGGTCGTTCACGTTCGACGACGCCACCGTCTCGGGCAAGCTCGTCGTCTCCGGCCCTGATCACATGTACGTCCGGCTGGCCGATGCGAAGTTGTACGCTATCGGCGATGGGACCTCGAAGCGCGCGTTCGGCGTCGTCACGCTCGTCGACCAGGAGGGCAAGCCGATCGGCCCGGGCGGCCCGGCCGACCCACGAACGAAGGGCTACATCATCAACGGCGAGGCCGCGTTTATGATCCTTGCCGACGTGAAGTTCGCGCCGGACGCGAGCGACGTCCAGAGGACGGTCACACTGGCCGTCGACGGACAGCAGGTAGCGGAGGTACTGGTCTGATGGCCGAAGGACTCGTGGAAGATCCCCAGCCGCCTGTTGAGGACGAGCCCGCAGAGCCCGCTCCGACCGACGAGCCGACACCCGACGAGCCGGAGGAGACACCCGCATGATCTTCGGACGACCGACGAACATCTGGCTCGGCTTGGTTACTGCGGCCGTCTCGGGCCTGTCGTTCATCCTGCTGACACTCAAGGTAGACCCGAGCGTGGTGGCCGGTGTCGGGGCTGCGCTCACAGGGCTCCTCGGCGCAGTCATCGCGCTCGTGGCTTATCAGCCGCCGACCCTTCTGGCTGGCGACTCCTACACCATCCAGACCCCCAAGGGTCAGCCGAACTACGAGGCCACCGTGGCACCGCCTCCGCAGTCCACGACCCCGACACCGGAGCCCGCAGCATGAACAGCATTCCGTCCTGGATCACAACCCTGATCGTCGTTATCGTGGTGATCTTCCTCCTCGTCTGGGCGGCCGGACAACTGGGCATCCACTTCTAGGATGGGCAAGCGCTCGACCTACATCGGGCCGTCCGAAGCTCAGGGCAACGCCGAGCGACTCGCCCAGCGCAACGCGCCCTATGCCGACCCACACCGCGAGTCGGTCCGCAAGGCATGGGACGCACCCAAACGTGACCCGGCGACGATGCGCCTCGGCTCCTTGGTAGAGACTGTCCGGGCCGCCTTCGCGGAGGAGGTCCCGCTCCGGCTCCACGAGGGGCCGGACGCGATCGGCGAGGGCGGCACACCCAACATGCACCCGGCCTTCATCCGCTACGTCGACGCCCCGACGGCGGGTGACGGCGGCTACACCATCGACCCGGACACGGGCCAGAAGCTCCGCCCGCTGGCCGAGTTCTACCTGACGCCGGCACGGGCCGCGCTGCACCACCTAGACCGCGACAACCCGAAGCGGGCAGCGGTGGTCCGGCATATCGCCCTCGGCTCGATGGCACCCGTGGCGGCGGTCATGCTCGAGGACGTCCCGTACTGGTGCGCCCGCATCGTGGCCGAGGAGACGCTGCGGGCGTTCATCCGCTCGATCACCGACATGAAGGTCAACCTAGCCAAGGCCACCGCGACCGCGTAACCTACGCGCAGCCGCTCCGTCTCGGCAGCCGTTGAGGGCCGGGAACCCATCGTAGCCGCTGCATCTCCCCGGAGGACCCCATGTCGTACCAGACCCAGTACGTCACATTGCCCGACGACAAGGCCGCGCACATCATCGGCGACGGCCAGCGGACCGCCTGCGGCGAGCCCCTGCCATACGGTTCCGCGTGGACGACCGAGCCGGACGGCAAGGTGTGCGGTGACTGCACGGCTAGGGTCGAGAAGGACGCCAAGGCAGCCGAAGCCAGCGCGCCGGAAGTCCCGGTCAACCCCGCGTTACCGGAGCCGGAGCCCGAACCGGCACCTGAGCCGAAGAAGAAGGCCAAGGATGGCGCAAAGGCGTAGGTACACCGCCAAGCAGAGGGCGGAGGCGGTCGGTATCGCGGCTCTGTCGACGGTGGAGGCCGCTGCCGCGGAGACGGGCATCCCGCGGACGACGATCGACTACTGGATGGACAAGCCGGAGTTCGTAGCTCTTCGGAACAAAACGAGCGACGACGTGGCCGATGCCATGTCGGTGGCGATCCAGTTGGGCATCAGTCGCATCGTCGAGCTCATCCCGTCAACGGAGGACCTGGCAAAGGTCGGCGTGGCGGTCGGCATCCTGTATGACAAGCGGGCGCTCCTCACGGGTGGCGCCACAGGACGGATGGAGTCCCGTGACCTTACAGGCACCCTCAGCGACCGAGACGTCATCGAAGCCGTCCGAGAGGCCCAGCAGGTCACAAGCGCTGGCGGAACTGCGGCGGCGGATCCGGAGCCGGCAGCGGGCTAAGGGCTACGACGAGTTCCTGACCGATCCCGACGGGTTCATTCGGGTCATCCTCGACGAGCGTCCGTGGTCGATCCAGACCCGCATCGCCGAGAGCGTCCGGGACAACGTCAGCACCGCCGTCCCGTCGTGCTTCGGCAGCGGCAAGGACTGGATCGCAGCCCGGATCGCGGTGTGGTGGGTCGCGACGGGCGGCATCGTGGTCGCCACGAGCAACTCGTTCCCGCAGCTCCGGGACATCTTCTGGCGGGAGTTGCGCAAGGCCCACAAGCGGGGCGAACTGCCTGGCCAGCCCTCCAACGGCAACGACCTGCGCTGGGAGATCCTCGACACCGGCTCGTTCGCCATCGGCCGCAAGCCCGACGACAACGACCCCGAGGGCTTTCAGGGCTACCACGGCCTCCGCATCCTCGTCATCGTCGACGAGGCCAACGGCGTCAGCCCCGACCTCTGGACGGCGACCAACGGCCTAGTCGTCAACGAGGCATCGCGCCGGCTGGCGATCGGCAACCCGTTCGAGCCGGTAGGGCCGTTCTTCGAGGCGTGCCGGCTCTCGACGTGGCACGTCATCCCGATCTCGGTATTCGATACCCCGAACTTCACAGGTGAGCCCGTCCCGGAGAAGGCACAGGCCGAGCTGGTCAGCCCGTTCTGGCTCGAGCAGCGCCGCGACGAGGGCCTCGAGGGCACGCCATGGTGGCAGGCCAAGGTTCTCGGCCAGTTCCCCGACACCGCATCGAACGCGGTCATCCCCCTCGCATGGGTCGAGCAGGCACGGGCACGGCTGCACTTGCAGGACCAGCGGGAGTGGGCAGGGCTCGACGTGGCCCGCTTCGGCTCCGACGACAGCGTCCTACTGGAGGGTTCCGGCAATGGCCCAGAGTCGGTCGAGATCGTCCACGGCCAGGACACCATGGCTGTCGCTGGAATGGGTATGCGCTACCTCAACGAGCGACGAGGTTCCCTTGCCGTGGACGTCATCGGCGTCGGCGGCGGCGTCGTGGACCGCATCCGGGAGCAGCAGCACCCGGGCCAGCTCCTCAGCGTCAACGTCGCGGAAGCGCCGGACCACGACCCCGAGCTCCTCGTCAACCTCCGCGCCCAACTCTGGTGGGACTGTCGGCGCCTGCTAGACCCCAGCACGAACGACGACCTCCTGTCGTTCGCCCGGCTGGATGAGCCCACCTACCAGCGTCTCCGGTCAGAGCTGACCGCACCGACCTACCGGATGACGTCGTCCGGCAAGGTCCAGGTGGAGTCCAAGGAGGAGCTCAAGGCCCGTGGCCTGCCCTCCCCGGACCTCGCCGACGCCCTCAACCTAGCCTTGTTCGCCCGGTCACGCGCTCGCCGTCGGGTATCCAGCTTTGGAGCAGTTGCGTGACCCTACTTGCGAGACTTCGGAACCGGCGTGAATGGCCGCGTGTTAAACCTGTCCGCAACAGGACGGTCCGGGTCGATGGCTTGGGGTGGGATCGTCACGACCTGCTGAGGCTCGCTAGGCTGGCCGACGAGCGTCACGCTGTCGCCATGATGCTCACCCTTGACCGCAGCCCAAGTCGACGTGCTCGGAGCATGGGCGTTAGTGACCCTGCGGATATATTCGCTGACGGTGTAGCCCCGTTGGGTCGCTTTCTTAACCAGTGCGGCCCAATCGTCGTCGCTCATCCAAACGACTCGTCGTCTAACTGCCACGTGGCACCTCCTACCTACCACGTTACACCTACCACGTGGTATGTGCCATGACCCTCCGACTCGATGAGCCCTTCCGCTGGGGCGTGAAGCGCGAAACCCCCGAGATCAAGGCCGTCTCGGGCGGTGCCGCCGGCATTGCATGGGCCAATGACGTCCACATCTCGTCGCTGCTGAACACCCCTCAGCTCCGTGCCGCGGCCCAGTTGCGGGCCTACAAGGTCGGCTGGTTCTACAAGGCCGAGCACAAGATCGCCGAGGACATCGCCAACCTCGCCGTCTCGGTTGCCCCGGAGGACGCAGAGGGCGACAACGAGGTCGAGGTCATCGAGCCCGACCTGTTCACTCCGTGGGAGCGCCTCGACCCCATCGGGCAGTTCCTCCGGCTCATGGAGCGGCCCAACCCCAACCAGACCGGCCGCCAGCTCCGGGCCAGGACCCAGATCCGGATCGACATGGCGGGCACCGCGTTCTGGTACCTCGAGGGCTCCGAGGAAGGGCTGCCGACGGCCATCTACGGCATCAGCCCGAGCCGGATGTGGGACAGCCGCGACAAGGACGGCAACCTCATCGGCTGGGTCATGGACAAGGACATGTCGGGTGGAGTGCCGTTCGGCGTCGACGAGATCCTCGTGTTCGCCACGGCCTCGACGGAGGACGGGTCGCCGTGGGGCGTCGGCGTGGTGGAGGCGGTCTACTCCGAGCTGCCCCTGTCCGACATGATGGCCCGCCACACCACCGACCTCCTCGCCACGGGCGGCCGGTTGGCAGGCATGATGTGGCCCAAGAACAAGAGCCTCAGCGAAGCGGACATGCAGGATGCCGTCCGCAGTTGGCGCAACGTGGCGTCGGACCCCAACGCGGCACGGCGGATGCTCCTGTTCCCGGAGCCGATGGAGTGGGCACCCGGCGCGTCGACGCCAGCCGACATCGGCATCCCCGAACTGGCCGCACTGAACCGCGACAACATCCTCACCGCGTTCCCGATCAGCCCGTACATGCTGGGCGTGCCCCTGCCGGGCGGCCTGAACGCCTCGGGCGAGATCCGGCGCGAGGAGAAGCTGTCGTACCAGGAGGGCACCATCCACCCACGGGTGGAACTGTTCGAGGAGACGGTCCAGGTCGGGCTGCTGTCGCGCTACGAAGCGATCATGGGCACGACCTACGACTTCGAGGTGGCCGAACCGAACCTCGACACGGCACCTGCGCTCATCGAGAAGGTCGGCGCACTGAAAGCCCTCATCGAGGCCGGCTTCGACGACAAGGAGGCCGTGGCGGCGGTCGGGCTGGACCACATCAAGTACAACGGCCCGCCACCGGAGCCCACCCTGCCGGTAACGGACGGCATCCAGGTCACTGCGGGCGACACGTCGCGGCGGGACGTCTCCCAGACCACACAGCCCGTTGTCAAGGCGGCCGAGGTCGAGGATCAGCGGGACGTCCTGCTCCGCACCGCCACCGGCAACGCCAAGAGCCAGGTCACGGCGTTCCTGTTCGAGCAGCGGGAGCGGATCAGCGAGGCCATCCGGGCGACGATGCCCAAGACGAAGGCCGCCCGCAAGGCGGATCCCGGCGACTGGTGGGACGCCGACCGCGAGAACGCCGAGCTCCGGGCCGCGCTCGAGAACGTCTACGTCCAAGTGGGCCGACAGGGCTTGCAGGCGGTGGCCGACAACCTCAACCGGTTCGTCACCAAGCAGGTCGTGAAGCCGGTCGTCGATGACATCCTCGCCTACGGCGGCGAGCGCATCGTCGCCATCAACGAGGTGACCCAACAGGCCGTCAAGGCAGAGATCGCCGAGGGCGTGCGCAGGGGCTACTCGGTCAACCAGCTCATCGACGGCGTGCCCGACGAGAACTTCGGCGGCATCAAGGGCCTGACCCTCGACAACGGGGCGCCGGCGTTCTCCGACCTGCGGGCCGAGACGATCGCCCGGACCGAGACGATGCTCAGCTACAACCGCTCGTCGGTCACGGGCTACGGGGCGTTCGGAGTGGAACGCCTGCTCGCCTACGACGGAGATGGTGACGCCGAATGCGCCGCGCGGGCGGGCAACGAGTACGCCATCGACGAGGCGCTGGGCATCGAGGACCACCCCAACGGGACGCTCGTCTGGTCGCCGGTCATCGAGAAGGCCGTCGACGTCGAGGATGAGCGGTCGCGGTGGGCGTACGACGCGGCGATGAAGGCCATCGACGCGCTGTCGGCGAAGCCCGAGATCCACGTCCACCATGCGGTCAGCCCGCCCGATGTCCACGTCGACATCGCGCCCACGACCGTTCCCGTGACGGTGGAGGCGGCCGAGGTCAACGTCCCGCCGACCGTGGTCAACGTGACGGTGCCCGAGATGACCGTGAACGTCCCGGAGCAGCCTGTCACCGTGAACGTGCCCGAGGTTCAGCCACCCATCGTCAACGTGACGGTGCCCGAGATCGTGCTGCCGGAGCCGCCCAACGTCCAGGTCGACGTGCACGTCCCGGAGCCGAAGCCCGTGACCAAGACGATCAAGCGCGACAAGCACGGCGTCATCACGCGCATCGAGGAGTCCTAGATGGCCGCCGGCACCTGGACCTTCACGAACGGCGGTCGGACGAGCATCCTCGACGGCACGCTCCGGACCGGCGACACCTACAAGATGGCGCTGTTCCTGTCGAGCTCCAACATCGGCGCCGCCTCCACGACCTACGCAGGGCTGACCAACGAGGTCGCCAACGCCTTCGGCTACACGACGGGCGGCATCGGCATCACGTTCAACGTGTCGGGCACGACCACCGTGACCGTGGACATCGCCACGGATCCGGTCTGGACGGCAGCGGGTGGGAGCATCACGGCCCGCTTCGCGGTCATCTACGAGGTCGCCGGCAACGTCCTCTGTTACGCCCTGCTCGACAGCACGCCTGCCGACGTGACGGCCACCGACGGTAACACCCTGACCGTGGCGGCAAACGCCGCGGGCGTGTTCACCCTCGCATGAGCGCGTCAGGCACGGCCACGCTCGACTTCGGGGCCTTCCCCGGCACGACCGACGCCACAGTGGCGGTCACGGGTCAGACGGGCATCGTGTCCGGATCGCTGGTCGGGGCATGGATCCGGCCCGTGGCGACGGCCGACCACACCATCGACGAGCACCGAGTCGAGTCCATCAGCATCACCGCCGACACCATCGTGGCCGGGACCGGCTTCACCATCTTCGGCTGCTCCGCCAGCGAGTTCGGCCAGAGCACCCGCCGCTACGGCCTCTGGACCGTGGCATGGGCATGGACGTGAGGTACTAGCGTGGGCATCCAGGTCGTCGGAGCAGGTGGAGCGGTCGCCGAGGTCGGAGAGTTCACCGCCGCGCCCCTCCACATCACGACGAAGCCGGTCCCTGCCGACGGCCATTACCGGGTCACGCACCGCTGTGTGCTCGTCAATACCCAGGCGGCCAACTCGAGACTGTTCGAGATCCGCCAGCCGACCGCTGGCAAGCTGCTGATCCTGACCCGGCTCCTAGTCAAGTGGCTGAACTCGTCGGCCCACACGGCGATCATCGAGGACTCGCTGGACTGCTTCAAGGTCACGACGTTCACCGCGGTGGACACGACCAACACCGTCACGCTGGCGTCGTCGCTCAAGCGAACGTCGATGACCGCCGATATCGCGGTCATCCGTGGCGTCACCGTGGCAGGGGCGGCAGCGGGGATGACCGGCGGCACCCTGACCAAGGACGCCGGGCCGTGGGCGCAGCTCCCGCGCATCCTCAACGTGACCGTCGAGGCCACGACCGAGACGACATCTCGCGTAGCCGACACGATGGAGGCTCTCGACCCCGGCGAGGACACGCACCCGTTCGTGTTCGCCCAGAACGAGGGCTTCATCATCGAGAACCGCGTGCTCCTCGGGGCTGCAGCAGGCTCGTCGGTCTACATCGACTGCTCCTACGCCATCGCGGACGCCTACTAAGCCATGCGCGGGCCGCAGGTCCTTCTCACCCTCCAAGGTGCGGCTGGGGTCACGGCCACACCCAGCACCGCATCGCTGGTCTTGACGGTCTTCGCGCCCGCCGTCAGCGCCCCGCGGCTGGTCACCGTCGGCAAGGCATCGCTCACCCTCGCGGCGTTCGCCCCGACGGCCGCTGCGCCACGTCTGGCGACGATCGGCAAGGCATCGCTCGTCACGACGGGCCTCGCACCCAGCGTGTCGACCCCGCGCCTCGTTACTGCGGGCACCGCGGCTCTGACCACGGCCGCGTTCGCCCCGAGCGTGCAGGCGCCGCGACTGGCATCCCCCCAGGTCGCGGCGCTCACGCTCAGCACCTTCGCTCCGACCGTCAGCGTGGTCGGCGGCTCGGCCACCGCCGAGATCGGCACCGCTGCGCTGGTCCTGACGACGTTCGCTCCGGCGACCGAGGAGCCGCTGCCGAACCTCATGCCCGGCTCCGGGAGCGGGGTGATCCACAAGCACACCATCGGAACGGCCCATCTGCGGCTGATCGCATCCGCCCCGGTCGTCACCGTCAACGACGACGACCTCGCCATCGCGCTCGCCGCCTAGGAGACACCATGACGAGCACCTTCTCGACCCATCAGCCGGCGTTGAAGGCCGAGCAGCTCGGCGCGGCCAAGTGGCGGGTGCTCGCCATCCCGTTCGGCGGTCCGCTCAAGGGCGGCAAGGATCTCGACGGCGAATACTTCTCCCCGCGGACCGATGTCAAGGCCAACTGGTTCAGGGAGCATCCGGTCCTGTTCCAGCATGGCAAGGACTCGCTCATCGGTGACGAGGACGTCGGCATCGAGGACGACCTCACCAAGGGCGACGACGGCTGGTGGGCCAACCTGTGGCTCGACCGCCAGGGTCGTTACTTCAAGAAGCTCACCGAGCTCATCAGCGCCGGCAAGGCGTTCGGCTCGTCCGGCTCGATGCCGCACCTCGTCCGCAAGGCGGCCGACGGCGAGATCCTCGTCTGGCCCCACGTTGAACAGACGATCACCCTCGTCCCGATCAACATCTTCTCGCGGATCACCGCGGCGAAGGCGCTGGGGGATTTCAACACGGCCGGTATTGCGCTGGAACCCGCCATGCGGGCGGCGCTGTCCGAGTCCGACACGTCCGACCTTGGTCCCGACCTGCCGCAAGGTGGCGACGACCCGGCGATGGCGCGTCTGGCGGCAACCCTCGACCAACTCGACGCCGTCATGCGTCACCTGGCCCGTTAGGCGCTCGCGGGTGGAGTTACCACCTTGTCCGAACTCGATGAGAGGGTCGCAGCCCTCACCAAGACCGTAACCGAGCTCGCGGAGGAGCTCCGCGACAAGTCAGACCTGCCCGTCGACCGGGTAACCCAGATCGAGGAGGAGATCACCGCCAAGTCGGCCCAGATCGACGACCTCCGAGCTGAGCAGCGGTCGAACGAGCTGGACGCCAAGATCGCCGACGTCAACAAGCGGCTCGAGTCGCTCACGCGCTCGACCGCCCAGACCAAGGCCGCCGCGATCCTCGCCGGCGCCGGCGCCTCGTCCGGGGTCAAGGCCGTCGGCCGTTACAACGAGGTCAACTTCCTGTCGGCCCTCATCAACCGGCGTGCCGGTGACGAGGACGCGCAGGAGTTCGTCAAGTCGGTCCTCGGCACGTCCGTCGCCACCGGCCTCGCGGTCGTCCCGAACAACTTCGTCTCGGGGCTCGTCGAGCAGATCGCGGCGAACAACATCTACCGCGACCTGTTCCAGGTCAACACCGGCGTGTCCGGCGCGGGCGTGGACATCCCCTACGAGATCACCGCCATCACGGCGGCCCTCCTGCAGGGTGCCTACGGCTCGAACAAGGACGTCCGCGACTTCGGCTTCGCGCGGGCCACCGCCACCCTCTACACGATCGCCCAGATCGCCGACATCGGCAACCAGCTTCTCCGGCAGTCGAACGGCGCCGCAGAGGCCGCCGCCCGCCGCCGGCTCGGCAAGTCCATCGGCATCCTCGAGGCGACGTACATCACGAACGGCTCGGGCTCGTCCCAGCCGCTCGGCTTCTTCGCGGCCATCGGCGCCTACGGCGACCCGGCCGCGTTCCGCACCGCGCTCTCGTCGGAGCCTCGCCTCGCGGCCCTCGGTCGCGGCATCGCGGCGATGGAGACTCGCGGCATCCCCCGCGACAACCTCGTCATGGTGATGAGCCCGACGGACTTCTGGGAGACGGCCGTGGAAGGCCTCGGCACCTCGTATGCCGGTGGCTGGGCCGTGGATCCGGCAGGCGGCGCGGCCGCCAACCCGCCGATCACCTCGGCGTGGGGCGTTCCACTCCGGAGCGACCCGAACTGGCCGTCGGCGAAGGTGGGCACCGCGCTCATCATCGAGCGGTCGGACGTGGAGATCTTCACCGGCCAGGAGTACCGGGTCGATGTCTCGAGCGAGGCGGGCACCCGCTTCGACCAGAACATCACCGGCTTCCGGGCCGAGGAGGAGTTCGCCTTCAACGCCGAGCCGTACGTCCGAACCGGCCGCGTCCAGCAGGTGACCGGCATTTAGCCCTTCGGGCTAGGACTGGCCCACCTAACGGGCCTATCATGGGAGCCGCGGGACTCCGAGCGCTGTCCCGCGGCTCTCCCATACAGCGCTCGAACGCACGGAGGCGCTCCCGTGTCAGATCCCCACCCCGAAATGGTCATCTCTCGGAGAGGCCAGACCGGGGTCATCTACGTCCGCGACGGGACCTCGGACCTGTCGCTGGCCCTCGGCACCTTCTCCAACTCATGGGCCACCGGCGACGACGAGTACGACCTAGAGAACCTCCATGTCTCCGGGGTGTTCGTCGACATCGGCGCCCACATCGGCGTCGTCTCGCTGGCGGTCCTCTTCGACAATCCAGAAGCGTCGGCCATCCTCGTCGAGCCGTTCCCCGAGAACCTCGCAATGGCCCGCCAGACGATGGAGACGAACGGACTGGCCGACCGCACTTCCTTCATCGAGGCGGCGGTAGGGCGAGGCGACATCCGCTACGGCGGCGAGGACGCCGACGACCGCTACGTCGGCAACATCGGGTCGCACACCGGGCCGACCATCCAGGCGCCTATCGTGACCCTGCCGCAGCTCGTCAAGATGGCGGGCGGACGGATCGCCGCGATGAAGCTCGACTGCGAAGGCGGCGAGTGGAAGTTCCTCACCTCGAAGATGGTCCGCCACGTCGACCTCATCTTCGGCGAGTGGCACGGCTACACGAAGAAGTTCGACGGCCCGACGCGGCTCCGAAAGTTGCTCGATCCGACGCACGACTTCACCCTGCTGACCGACGTCGGCGGCATCGGGCTGTTCCGGGCGGTGCGGCGATGAGGTGCAAGCCGCATGGTCTCCGTCATGGCCCAGATGGTGATCTCGAAAGCAAGGATCCCTTCGAGTACGCGCAGGCGCGCGCTACCGAAGGCTGGCATGTCGAGGGCCAGTTCTTAGGTCGGTACATGGCGACGACCTGTGGCGCCGCCGAGCGGGTTTATGGTTCGACTCCAGAGGCGCTCGTTGAGGCGATGCGAAAGGCAGGACCGCGCCGATGACCCGCGCGGCGCTCCTGCCGGCCGGGGCCGATCCGTTCCTCAACGCCTACTGGCTGCGCCACTACCGGACGTGGGCCGACCATGTCGACGAGCTGCACATTGCGGTGTGCGGTCCCATCCCGCCCGAGGTGCTCGACTACACCAAGGCGATGGTCGAGGACGTGCCGCACGCCACGATGACGCACTTCCCGAGGCGTGAGGCCCACGGCCAGGTGCTGACGTACCTGCTGGGAACGACGCAGGCCGACCACGTCATGCTCATCGAGGACGACGCGTTCATCCGTGAGCCGTCCGCGATCGACGATGCGTTCGTGGCGCTGGAACGTCACGAGCACGACCTCATCGGCTGCCCGCGTGACGGATACGCCAGCGCCAACGTCATCGCCGCCGCTCACAAGGAGTTCGGCCCCGAGCCTCGCGGCCTCGCGTTCTGGCCATGCTTCCTGTTCACCTCCCGCGAGGCGCTCGAGGCCACCGACCGGACGTTCGACGGCAAGCACTGGGCCATCGGCGATACGGTCCTCGGCGAGCCGCTGGTGGCGGAGGGCAGTGCGGATACGTTCATCTGGGCGTCGTACCAGCTTCGGGCGCAGGGTCTGGACGTCTCGCTTCGGGACGGCTTCCGGCTCGGCGACCCGATCACCCCCGACGCGCCGTGGTTCCATGTCGGCTCGCTGTCCTCGGGCCACGGCTGGTCATGGATGAACGCCGCGTCAACCGAGGAGTGGCGGCTGTCCGAGATCCACCACTGGTCCTTGCTTCCGCGAGGTGAAACCGTCAAGCGCATGGCCTGGTGGCAACGGGCGTGGGACCACTGGGATGGGGCGATACCCGACTACCACGAAGCCTACGGCGAGGGCATCCGCCAGTTCATGACCGACTTCGGCGTCAGTCAGGACGACGTCGACTTCGCTCGGGCGTCCTTCGACTACCTCGTGACGTGGGCCGAGTCATGAAGGCTGAATGCCCGAACTGCGGCCATCGGTTCCAGGTAGAGCTGGAGATCGTCAATCCTCGGCCAAGCGAGGATCAACTATTCCGGCGGTCGGTCGCGGCCATTCGGAGGGATGAGCAGTTCCGCGAGCGGCAGCGGACCATCCAGCCATCACGGATCGACCCGGATCGGCCGGTGTCGAAGTGAACATCCTCCTCCTCGCATCCCACGCGGTCGCCGAGTACGACGACGTGCGGATGTTCTCGGACCTCGGCTACGACATCTTCGCCCCCGGCGGATATGAGAACCCCAGCCAATCGGGCGAGGGTATCCGGCCCGCCCTGCCGGACGCGCCGCACCATCCCGAGCTCGTGGCCCTGTGCCAGCAGCAGCGGGAGGCCGGAGGCGAGCCGGGACGTCACATCGACTGGGCCAAGGCCGACCTCCACCCGGACCTCATCGACTGGGCGGACGTCATCATCGTCCACCACTTCCCCGAGGTCTGGATCGGCGAGCAGTGGGAGCGGATCAAGCACAAGCGGGTGATCTGGCGCACCTGCGGCCAGTCCGATCCGAGGCTCGAGGCGGCGATGCTGCCGTACCGGGCCGAGGGCATGCAGATCGTCCGCTACTCGCCCGCCGAGTACCGCTACTTCAACCGCGTCGGAGCGTTCGCGGGTGAGGACGCGCTGATCCGCTTCGGCAAGTACCCCGACGACTACGGGCCGTGGATCGGCGACCTGCCGGTGGTCGGCAACGTGACCCAGCACATGAAGCAGCGCGGAGACGCCTGCGGCTATGCGTTCTGGGAGGCCGCGACCAAGGGCCTGCCGGTTCGGCCGGCTGGTCCCGGCTCCGAGGACATCCGCGGGCTGGGGTCCCTAGACTACCCGGCGATGCTCGAGTACCTCCGCCACATCCGGGTCTACCTCTACACCGGCACCACCCCGGCCAGCTACACCCTCGGGCTGATCGAGGCCATGATGTCGGGCGTGCCGGTGGTCAGCATCGGGCCGAAGGCATGGGGTGAGCGGTTCGACGGGGCGGACCTGTTCGAGGCTGCGGACATCCTTGGTCCCGAGCTAACCGATGTCCGCTACTTGTCCACGTTCGTGAACTCCCGAGAGGAAGGGCCGATCCAGATTGCCCGACGTCATGGCGAGTGGTGTCGCCGGACCGCCGTCGAGATGTTCGGCATCGAGACGATCGGCGCCCAGTGGCGGGAGTTCCTCGCATGAGGCTCCTCGCCGACTACCACCATCACGACCTCTGGGAGTCGCTCGAGCTGCTCTGCGCCCGCCTCGGCTGGGACCTCTACCGGCCGATCGGCATGGAGTGGTTCGACGAGGGTTACTGGAACTTCGAGCGGGCGTGGCACGGAGACGCCATCGCCAAGCAGTACCTCACCCCGTGGGGCAGCGACAGGCTCGGGCACCGCTACGACCCGTCACATGACCGCTACCAGAACCTCTTCACGCTGGACCAAGCGCGGGAGTTCAAGCCCGACGTCGTCCTCGCCACGGTGGCCCACAACCACGAGGGCCTGCACCGCTTCGCCAAGGAGGTCGGCGCCAAGTTCGGCATCCACCTCGGGAACGTTCGCTTCTCGGCGATCGACATGGCCGAGGATCGCTGGGACCTCGCCGACTTCGGCATCCTGACCTCGGTCCTGCCGGGCGAGGTGCCCAAGCCGCACGTCACCGTCCACCAGGAGTTCAGCCTCACCGACTTCCGCCACGAGCCACCGCCAGACGAGTCGCCGCTGACCATCTCATCGTTCGTCAACTGCTTCCCCGAGAACCCGCAGGCGTATGCGGGGTTCCGTTCGGTAGCGGCGGAGCGATCCGACTACCTGTGGCAGGTGTTTGGGTCCTACGGGCAGGTGCCCGAGGACGAGTACGCGATGGGCAACCTCGACAAGTGCGCGCGCGTGGGCGAGGAGATGCGATCCAGCCATGTCGCATGGCACACCAAGCAGTGGAGCGACGGCTTCGGCCACGTCATCCACAACTGGTTCGCGGTAGGGCGCCCGGTCATCGGACACGAGTGGTACTACCGCAGCCAGCTCGCGGGGCCGCTCTGGCAGGAGGGCGTCACGTCCTTCGACATCACCGACAAGTCGGTGCCGGAGGTGCTCGCCATCATCGACCGCCTCAACGCCGACCCCGAGCTGCGGGTGCGGATGGGCGATGCCGCAGCCGCCCGGTTCCGCGAGGTCGTCAACTTCGACGAGGAGGAGCAGGCCATCCGGCGCTTGTTCGAGCAAGTCCTGTGAGCTGCACTGCCGAGCCATGGGCGGTGGCGCTCCTCCTCGTTATCGTCGTCCTCGCAGCGATTGGCGCGGTCATCGCGTACAAGGCTCCGCTGCGATGAGGCTCCTCATGTTCGGCCACTGGAGCCACTCGGGCTTCGGGACGGTCACGGAGGCGCTCGGCACCCGGTTCCTAGCGGCGGGCGTGGACGTGCGGATCCTCGCGGTTAACCACCGCGGCGAGCCGATCAACGGGCCGCTTGCGGGCCGGGTCTGGCCGACGATGATGTTCGGGGAACCGTTCGGCGGCAACCTCTCCGCGCCGGCGATCAACGGCAACCTCTGGCCGCAGCTCGACCCCGAGGACCAGTGGAAGCCCGACGCGGTGCTGGTCATCAGCGACGTGACCGGGCTCCTGTCGCACATGGGCCGGGTCACCGAGGCGGTGCTGGACGTCTGGAAGTCCGTGCCGGTCCTCCACTACTGCCCCATCGAGGGCGACAACCTGAACCCTGTGTGGAAGGCGCTCTGGAACATCGTCCGGCCGATCGCCATGTCGGACTACGGCGCCCGGATCATCTCGGCCCACATCGGGCAGGCGGTCCCGCGCATCTACCACGGCGTGGACACCGACACCTTCCGCCAGGTGAGCATCCTGAACCCGGCGATCGTCGACGGCCATCGGCTCGGGACGCGCGAGGCGTGCAAGGAATACTTCGGACTGACCGGCCGCAAGATCATCCTCCGGACCGACCGCAATGTGGTCCGCAAGTTCTACTACCGACTCCTCGAGGCGTTCGTCCCGATCGCCCAGCAGGAACCAGACACCGATCTCCTGCTCCACTGCGAGCCAGACGACATCGACGGCGCCGATCTTCGGGCCGAAGTGCTGCGGATGCCCGAGGATCTGCGGGAGCGGGTGCGGTTCACCGGCGCGCACGACACCTTCAAGGGGCTCCCGGTCGAGGGGCTGGTCGCGCTCTACAACGCGGCCGACGTCTACGTCACCACCACCGGCGGCGAGGGCTTCGGGCTGACGCTCGCGGAGTCGATGGCCTGCGAGACGCCCGTCGTGTCGACGGCATGGGCGGCCGAGGTCGAGGTCATCGGCCCCGGCGGCGTCCTAGTGCCGCCGCTCATGGACACCTATGGCGAGCCCGTCCGCTACCACTCCAAGATGGGCATGGACTGGGTGATCCCCGACCCGCGCGGGTTCGTGGAGCCCGTGCTCGACCTCCTCCGCAGGCCCTCCCGGCGACGTGCCCTCGGCGCGGAGGGCCGACGCCACGTCCAACGGTCGTTCAACTGGGACACCGCCACGGCGGAGTTCCTTGCCATCCTCGAGGAACCCGATGCCCGGTCCATCGCTAGCTGACATCAAGACCTACCTCGGGATCACGGGATCCGGCGATGACACGCTCATCTCGTCGTGCCTCCTGTCGGCCGTGGCACAGGCCGAGGCCGACACCGGCCGGCGGTTCGCCTACGCCTCGAACACGGTCCAGGACTGGTCGAGCGACGGCCAGACGCTCGTCCGCATCTACGACGTGCCACGGACGGACGCCACGCGGACGATCACCCTGTCGGGTGTAACCCTGACCGAGGGCACGAACGCATGGCTCCTGCCGGACCGCCGCAACAGCGACGTCTCCACGACGCTCCAGCTCTACGCCTTCGACCGGACCGGCGACTGGTACAAGTCCGACCCCCAGTGGTGGGACAAGAACCTCGACACGCTGTTCGGCCGGTACGGATCCGGGATGCCGCTCGACGTCCGGGTCAGCGGCTTCATCGGCCATCCGACGTGGCGCGACGACGTGACCGAGCAGGTGAAGTTCCTGACGGCGTGGTTCTACTGGCGGGCCAAGTCCGGCGCATCCGGGGTCATCCAGCTCCCGGGCGGGCAGGAGATCGACCTCGGCGCCGAGCCGCTGTCGTCGCCCCAGTTCGTCGCCAACTGGGCCGTCCGGACGCAGGTGTCCAGTGTCTAGCGTCGAGGGCATGGACGCGCTGATCCGGCGCCTCAACGCCATCGGCGACACCGCGGCCGACATGCGTGCCCTGCAACTGGCGACGATCTCCGAGGCCCAGCGCAACGTCCACCGGGTGACCGGCAACCTTCAGCGGAGCATCCTCCCCGGTCCGGTGACCGACGACTCGGCCATCGTCCGCGCTGTGCAGCCCTATGCGGCAGCGGAGGAGTTCGGGCGGCGCGCCGTCACCATCCGGCCGCGCAAGGCCAAGGTGCTGGCGTGGGGCGGGCCTCGCAGACTCACCGGCAGGCTCCGGAGCGGCGGGCAGGCCACGCACTTCGCGATGGTCGTCCACCAGCCGGCGCGGCAGGGCCATCCGTATCTCATCCCGGCGGCGCGCAAGTCGATCGGGATGCTCCAGGAGCTCATCGTCAAGCGCTGGAACAGCGCGGGATGAGCAGCGTCCGGACCGACATCGTGGCGGGCTTCACGACGATGATGGCGGCGTACATCGCAGCCCACCCGACGCTCGTGACCCGGCACTTCCGGATGGACCCCGAGAGTGCCAAGGACATCCCATACACCTACCTCGATCTGCGGCCGGAGGCCATCGGCTTCGAGGTCGGCCTCCGGACGCGGGTCATCTCGCCGACGCTGATCCTCGTCGGCCGGCCGACCGAGGCGGGGCAGGTGGCCGACACCTTCGACCAGACGGTTGACTCGCTGGTGGACTTCATCGGCGACTATGGCGGGGCGTTCGGCGGACACATCACCAACAACTCCGTCTGGTCGCGGATGACCGTCACCGACGCCATCGAGGAGATCGGGCAGTCCCGGTTCCCGGCCGCGCGGTTCTCGTTCCCGGACCTCGAAGTGTCCGAGGGCCGCTGACCACCTACAGCGCTCCGGCCCGCTCGGGCCGCATTCCCCCCACAACGCCCGCATGTCGCGGGTGTTTACGTGTGCCCGAGAGAAAGGGGCTAGCAGGTGCCTATCCAGGGATTTACCCGGTTCCGCAAGCATCAGGTTGGGAAGCAGACGGCGTTCAGCTCGAACGTTGCCGCGACCCGCGCCATCCCATACAGGGGTCCGATCGTCGTCGACCCGGCCCGCGAGCAGCCCGACGTCGATGTGGGTTCGCTCGACCCGATCCTCTCCCCGTTCAACGGTGCCCTCTCGGTCACCTCGACATGGACCGGCAAGGAGGCGTTCAACGACGCCTCGATGCTGTGGGCCATGACGTTGAAGGACGTGACGGCCCCGACCGGCGGCGCGACCGGCCGGATCTGGACGTTCACCGCCGCCAGTTTGACCGCGGACGACTTCCCCTATATCACCGACGAATGGGGTGATGACGCGACCACCGACTTCCTCATCGGCGGCTCGGCGGTCATCAACTCCTTGGAGGTCGGCTTCGGCGACGACCTCTCGGCATGGGATGTCAGCGCGGACGTCGTCTACGCCCGCGTCCAGATCGGCTCCGGTCCGACCGGCGGACTGACCGTCGACAGCACGCCCAACTGGGTGTACGGCGCCGACACCGAGGTCTACCTAGACACCACCGCCGCGAACATCGGCACGACCAAGCTGACCGACGCCATCCACGGCGCCACGGTCACCGTGAACAACAACCTCGACCTCAAGCGCTGGGCCAACGGCTCGAACACCCGGTTCCAGCTCGGCGGCTACGGCCGGGGCGAGCGGGAGATCACGGTCGAGCTCGTGGTCGCCAAGACGACCGCCACCATCGCCGAGCGGGCGACCCTCGACGACACCCCTGTTCCCAACCGCTACATCGAGCTCAAGACGACGTCGCCCGAGATCATCGGCGCGTCCACCCCGTTCTCGCAGTCCATCCGGGTTCCGGCCCGTCTCATCTCCGCCAGCGACGGCGAGATCGGCGGCAACTCGACCATCACCTTCACCTATCGCGGCTTCTACGACTCGACCCTGACGTACGCGATCAAGGTCGTGGTCGTGAACGAGCAACTCACCCTGCTGGCGCCGTAACCCCCTATAGGAGCGCTCGATGACACCAGTCAGGTTCCGGGACTGCGCTTGTCCCGGAACGCCCCATCCAAACGGCGACACGGTCACGTTCAAGCCGAGGCTGTCCTTCGATGAGAACGTGGCCGCGCTGTCCGCAATCTTCTCTGGCGACGGCGTCGGCAACGCCAACAAGGCGTGGGGCGTCTACCTCCGCCACGGCGTCGTGGCGTGGAACCTCCTCGACGACGAGGGCAAGCCCGTTCCGCTGACCAGCGAGGCGCTCGAGGCGCTGCCGTTCGAGGACCAGTTCGAGATCGGCGACCGTGGTGACGACGTCTATGCAGCGGTCGTGCTCGCCCCTTTACGGCGGAGGATGAACTCGTCCTCCGAGAGTGGGCCGACTACCGATGGCTCCCCCCGGCCTACCAAGCGCTCGTCCAGACCCCGCGCGCGGTAAAGGCGATCCTGCGGGCTGAGTTCGGCCCGTTGCCGGACGACTTCCGGGATGTCGTGGCCCTCTACGAGGTGCTGTGGCAGCGATCAGTCGGTAGACGTTCACGAGAGCATGAACGGGCCGCGGAGCAGGCCGAGATCGCGGAGGCCGCAGCCGAGGACGAAGCGTTCAGCCGCGCCGCCAAGGTGGTAGGTCACGCCAAGGAGTAACCCGTGGCCTTCGCCGACACGCAGGAACTCGTCGTCGAGCTCAACCTCAAGGGAAACTTCAAGT